CGTGCTGACGGGCATTGCAGTGTTTCTGCTGGGGGTAACAGGCATTGGCGCTGTTGCTTTGCTTGTATGGATTGTAGTAACAAAGGGTGGTCAATAAATGGCGTATCAACTTGACGAACACATGACGACAACCAGCGTCTTTCTTGATGTCGCTAGGGGTCATTACAACAATCTAAAACCCGTAAACATTTTTGGATTCAACCGTGATGTTGGGACTGCGTTTGAAACACTCTGGAACGATAGCGGCTCTTACGTCTACCCATCATCCGCGTCTGTCTTGTCTGTGGTTTCTAGTTCTGCCTCAGACACAATGAGCGTTTTGATTAGCGGTCTAGACTTTGATTATGTTGAGATTTCAGAAACGGTCACCTTGATTGGAACATCAGCGGTGTCCACTACTCAAGCGTTTTTCAGAGTAAATTCCGCTGTAATATTAAGTGGCTCAAACGTGGGCAACATTAGCGCCAGCATTGGCGGGACAGTACACGGCTGGATTGAGGCTGGTCAGGGCGCTACACAGGCTTGTCTGTACACCGTACCTGCTGGCAAGTCTCTTTATTTACTACGCATAGATTTAACTTCAGGCACGGTTAACCCAAATAAGTATTTGACTTACCGCCAGACTTTAGGGTCTAGCAATGGTCGCATTTTGCGGGTTGCCGAGGCAACGTGGCAGACCGGTCAACAATCATTTGACCGACAAATTCCATTTGTTATTGGCGAAAAGACAGACTTTCAATTTGAAGCAAAGTCATCAAGCGGCACAAACGAGGTTTCTATTTTTGTTGAAGCGGCTTTGGGGTGGGGCGAATAATGAATGAACTTCTCAAATTACTCAAAAACTCGGCTCCTGCTATTGCTACTGCTCTTGCTGGCCCTTTGGGTGGCCTGGCAGTGTCTGCGTTGGCTACCAAGTTTGGGGTGGCTGACGAGTTGGAAGCGGTCACGGCGGCGATTAAAGCAGACCCAGAGGCGACAATAAAGTTGCAGGAACTGGAGCAAGCGCGATTCCAAGCTGTGTTAGCTGACAAAGCCTCTGCGCGAGCGCGTGAGGTGGCAATAACAAATAGCGCTAACGCACCGCTGCTTAATAAAATTGTCACACCGGCTTTGGCGCTTGGGGTTGTTGGTCTGTCGTTTGCTCTGTTTGCAGTGCTTATCTTTGTCGAAGTAAAGACAGAAGCCAAGGATATCTTGATATACATTCTTGGCGTGCTATCTGCCGCTGTAACACAAATTCTGTCGTACTATTTTGGCTCAAGCCAAGGCAGTAAAGACAAAGAGGAAAAGTTATCAGGTTTTATGTCAAACAGGGAGTAAATCATGGTGTGGTTGCCCGTTTCGTTTATTTGTTTGTTCGGCGGCGCTTGCGGATTTGAAAGCGGGAGATTGTCTGTTTCTATTGAACAGTGCGAAGCCCAGAATTTTCAAGTTAGACGTAAGTTAGCAACCAACACTGAAGTTGCCGCGTTTGATATGACTTGCATTGAAATAAAACCAAAGGCGGCTGACTCACTATGAATTACAAAGAATCCCTGGCGCACATACTTAAACATGAGGGCGGTTGGGTAAATGACCCAAGAGACACAGGCGGCGAGACGAATTTAGGTGTTACAAAAGCTGTCTGGGAGGAATGGCTGGGTCACGCAGTAAAAGAAGGCAGTATGAAGTCGATGACGCAACTGGACGTTGAGCCGCTTTACAAGCGCAAATACTGGGACAGAGTAAAAGCCGATGAGTTACCAGACGGATTGAACTATTGTGTCTTTGATGCAGCCATAAATAGTGGCACAGGACGCGCTGCAAAGTGGCTACAAGAGTCTGCTGGCGCAATCCCTGATGGAGCTATTGGCCCAAACACTTTAAGCGCTGTAGCGGCTCATACGCCAGCCGAGCTAATCAACATATACTGCGACAAAAGACAAGAATTTCTTGAGTCCCTAAGTAATTTTGACAGATTTGGCAAGGGTTGGACGCGCAGGGTTGCCGAGGTTAGAAAATTATCTTTAGATTCCGTTAAGCGATGACGTATTCGCCTTAGCGTAAACAAACGGGATTTTAAATGGCTTTATCAAAAGTAACTGACGAAGAATTTATTGAGCTGATGACTTCGCATAAAAGCGTTACAAAAGTTGCTTTGATTGTCGGTATGAGTGTCGCGCAAGCAAATAAACGTAGGCGAAACATTGAACGCAAGCACAGCATACAACTTGTGGCCACGCCGTATCACAACACGCATTATGGCCAAGCGAACTCAGTCTATACATCCCCAACAGTAATAAATTTAGGAATGTTAAATGGGACTGTAATAGTCTTCAGTGATGCGCATTTTTGGCCTAGCCGTCGAACAACAGCTTTCAAGGCTTTGTTGTGGCTTATTGAAGAGCTAAAACCCTCCGTAGTGGTAAATAATGGTGACGCTTTTGATGGGGCCAGTATCAGCAGGCATCCTGCAAATGGGTGGGAAAAAACACCGTCTGTTTTAGAAGAGCTTAAAGCATGCGAAATGTTTTTGGGCGAAATTGATGACGCGGCTAAACTTGCAAATCCCAAGTGCAAACTAATCTGGACGCTTGGAAACCATGATGCTCGCATGAATATGCGCCTGGCGGCAATGGCTCCAGAGTTTATCGGTGTCAAAGGGTTTAATCTAATTGACCATTTTGAGGATTGGCAACATACGACAAGTTGTTTTTTAAATGACAAAGTGATGGTCAAGCATCGATGGAAGGGCGGCATACACGCGACTCACAACAACACAATGGGAAGCGGTGTAAGCATTGTTACAGGCCACCTTCATAGCCTAAAAGCCTCCGCTTGGACTGATTACAACGGGACGAGGTGGGGGGTTGACACTGGAACATTATCGCAACCGTTTGGCCCTCAATTTGCCTATGCGGAAGACAACCCAAGGAATTGGCGAGCTGGGTTTGCTGTTTTAAATTTGCGTGACGGCAGTCTAATTTCTCCAGAAATTTGCATGGTTAACGACAAAAACCCTGATTGTGTTGAGTGGCGGGGCGAGTTGTGGAACGTATCAGCTTTTTAAATGCCTCTAGCGTTGTGAATCTGTGCAAGTTCGCGCACTCATAGCGTCTGTATGTTTCGTTGTTCGGGCGCTGTCTTGTCTCTTTAACAGCCGCCCAAGCCCCGCATTCTGGGCATTTCATCTTGCGCCACAATCTATAAGCCTTGAAGCTAAGTTAAACACGGTCGTGCCTTGCATCCGCCTTTTTTTGCTATTTCGGTATTTCTTTGCAATAGCTTTAGCGTTGGACTTTGGCTTGGCTCTACACGTGTCATCACCAAGCCGGTAGACGGGTCTAGGATAGCGTCTATCGCCTTCATTGTCATATACATATCTAACAATATGCGCTCTCTTTAACCCGTCATTTGTTCGTCTTTTTAGCTTACTCAAGGCGGCATGAGCATCAAACCTCGTCACGTCTAATATTTCTGCAACTTCAGCGCCTGACAACTCACCAAATTCTTCAAGCGTGGCAATTACACGATTAATCATCACGCCGTGTCCCAATGGCGTCATTCTTTCAGCCATTCAGTCAAACGTTGCCACACGGTCTTGGGCTTGGCCAATAACGCCGTTTGCAAGAGCATCATGTCACGGCCAATATACTGACGTACTGGTGGCTTGTAGTGCAGGCCAATTAGCACTTTTCCTGTGTTGTAAATCATTTTACAAGCACCTTTCTGCCATCGCGGTAAAACAACCACTTGCCAACGCGAGATGGGAAAGCTAGGTTTTCCTCGCTGCCCGCGCGAACAGGCGTTGAGCTAAAGTCCCGTGGCTCAAGCGTAGATTTGAAGTCACCAGTGTACCTGGTCGGGTTTACGTTTCCATTAGTGCTCATTTGCTCAACTCCAAAACAATCAAACCCGCAATAGTAACGGCTATCGCGACCACTGCACCCAGCTCAAACCATGAGCCTACACCTAGTGTTTTTAGTAAATTATTCATTTCTGTCTTTCTCAACGTCATGTTGCTCGTGTTCCCAGTCTTCACGCTCTTGACGAGCCTCTAGGTATTCCTCGTATTCGTCTTGACTATCAAAGTCCATTTTGCTTTCTCCTGTTTGTTTGTCCTGTATTTATTTTACACACAAATACAGGACAAACAGGAGGTTTATTAAGCTGTTTTTCTAGGTGTTTACCCTATTGCTTTTTTGAGCAAAAACACGATTTGAGCAGTCAACGAGCGCTCATTTTGTTTTGCCAGCGCCACCAGCTTGGTGTGCAGTGGTTTTGGTACGCGCAAGCTGACGTATTCTTTAAGTTCTTTTTCCATTATTTACCTTTATTGAAACCAGATTAGCGTGCCGTGAACCCAGGCGATTGGGAACAACAGCGCACCTGCTATTAAAAAGCCCCACGAGCCATCCAGCAGGCAGGTGATGATATGTGTAAGCCACGCGGATATTATCCAAGCGGCAAATGTTATGCCAAATAAACTATCCATTTAATCCTTCTCCATTTTCTTTATGCCATGCTGAGTGGCACTTGCAACACAAAAATCTAACCTCTAGCGGTTTTGAGTAGTCATTGTGATGCTTTTCAAGTCGCACACCAGCAATCCCGCATGATTCGCAATTTTCTTTGACAAGGTGCTTCCTTGTCCTTAAATAATTTGCAATCATTGTTTGGGCTGCTCTTTTTATCAGGTTGCGCTCAATCCATCGTTTTTGTGCATCGCTTTGAGATTTTTTTCCATCCTCACTTTCGGCGTATTGAAGCCTTGATAGAACACGGTTTGGGTTGTTCGCTCTTTGCTTGTCATATTCTCTGTAGTAGTCAAGATTTTTATCCCTGTTTTGCCTTACGTCAGACCTAGCGCAATCTTTGCACTTATTCAAGTGTCCGTCTGCCATCATCTTGTGTTTATAAAACTCAGACAATGGCTTATCGACTTCACACTTAAAACATTTTTTAGAATCACACATGACCATACCTTGTGCTGTTGATATGGCCCATTATAGTATGATTCTAATTAAAAGGTAAGTCATCCACAAAGTCAGGCTCTGCTTGTGGTGTTTGACGTGGTAGTGTTTGACGTGCTGGCGCTTGCTGCTGGTCTTTGGGTTGGAAGCTGAACGACATAAACTTAGTGCCGTTTGCACCAGTCTTTAGCCATGCGCTCATCCACATCTCAACACCACCGACCATGCATCCGCCCTTGTAGTCTGGGTGGTTTTCTTTTTCTTTGCGGTCATTTTTGAAAAGTGAGCCTGAGTTGTCGCGTTGTTCATATGCCATTTGATTATTCCTCGGTGGTTAAAAAATATTTTGCAAACGTTTTACTGTTTTTTGTGACGTATTCTGTCTCTATGACCATCCCCTCTTTGCGTAACTTATGGATTAGAGCAGCCAGCCTAAAGCACCCGTATTGATTCAAAGCCTGCAAAGGTGTTATCGACTTGCCAGACATTAAATCTTTTTGGATTTGATAAATTGCACTCATAACGCCTCCATTGCAGCTTTTAGCTTGACTACTTTTTTGTTTAACTCCTCAATAAACCGTGTTATTTCCAACTCCATCTCTGAAATAAAAGCATCGTCGCGGTCTACGCGCACCACCAACAACTGAGCTTTTTCAGGCATTCGCGGGTCGTAAATAACGTAGTCGCACCACTTGCGCTGTGTACACGCCATCTGCATTTGCATTTGGGTGTTGTACTTGTTAGCTACTGGATTCTTGTCGTCCGCCCACCTCAACCAAGCCTCTAGTGCGGTGTTGGTGTTCGGGCATTTAATCTCAACCAAGCCACTGTCACCCACCAGCCCATCAGGTGAAGCTCCACAGCCTGCAATTGTCGGGTGGAGTATGAACCCTACTTCATCAACCAAAACGTCTGTCTTGGCCTCGTATGCTGCGCGTGCAAAAGGTTCTTGCTCATTACCCCATGCCATCGATGCGTTGCTGTAAGACTCCTCGCGCTGGCCAGTAAGTAACTCACAGACCAGCTGCGCCATGTAGTTGTCGCGGCTGGCTGAGTAACCCGACTTGGTTTTGGCCATGAGGTCAGCTACACGGCTGGCGGTAACTTGGCCAATTCGAGTAGCAAACCATTCTGGCGTGCCTTGTTCGCTCATGCTGACAACTCCTCTTTGCGTTGGTTCTTTGACGCAATAACGTGAGCCTTGGCCGCATCGTCTGAGCCACAAAACTTAATTGCCTCTGTGTAAACGCTCTTTAGGTCGTCTAGCGTCTGAGCGTGCGCAACGCTATTGAGCGCCAGGTTTAAGTCTTGCTCGCTGATTTGCTTTACTGCTGGCTTGGTTGGCTTTGCTTTGACTGCCGCATTACCATCATCGTCTTCTGCCGCTATGCCGCAAGCCGCCATTACCGAGTAGCGTCTGGCATATGTAAGTGCCGAACCGTATCCCTGGGGGTCTTGTTTGCTAGCAGGCACGTGGAGCTTGCCGCCTCGCAGTGTCTCGCCTGATTCATGCAAGAACACGGTTTCAACTGTCACGCCGGTGCTGTCTTCTGAGGTCTCTTGGTACAGCGCAATGCCATTAGCCAGCAAAGCATCATTGACTGCCTCCATGCAGCCAGCTAAGTCAGCGTAGCGGCTTTTGAAGTGTGGGTTGGTTGAGGTCTTAAGCGCTGGTGCAAACTCGCGCTTTGCGGCTACAAAAGCCTGTGCTATTTTTTGCATGATATTTTCTCCTAGTATGCGATTTTGATTTCGTCAAAATCTTCTGCGCCAAGCGTCAACTCCTGGCCGTTAATTAAGATGGTGGTCTGATTGCCAGACTCCATTGCCTCCTCAAGTTCAATCATCGCGTCGATGTACGCGTCGCTTAACTTGCTGACCAAGGCGGCTATCTTCTCTGCGCCTTGGTGATTTACTGCATAAATTTGTTTCATTTTGGTTCTCCTGTTTGTGTTGCTGACGAGTTTATTTTAACGCAGAAAAAACACGTTTTATCTAGGTGTTTACCCCTATTTACGAAAATAATTTCCTGTACTCACAATTGAGCATGAATACATTAGAAAACTACATTGAAGACCTTGAGGCACTACTAAGCCGCAAGCCCACTACAGACGAAGCGGCCATTCATTGGCTGCACGCTGTCATTGCTGATGCTACAACGGCGCGGTACAAACTAATTTTAGAGCTTTACCCGCCAGGCGGAAATGACTAATAAGAAACGCAAAAAAGCGTTATAATTTGTTTTGAGACGGTTTATGAGTTGCGTGTACGAGACGCAGATACCCATAAGCCTTCACAGGCTGACCCCTGAATTTCCGGTGCTCGTACCACTGGAGTTCAGGGGTTTTCTTTTTGGAGTTAGACATGGGCTTGTTTTTAAGGGCTGAGATTGAGACAGAAGTTTATGGCAACGGAGATGGTTTTATAAGGATTTCACAAACTAACGATAAAGGCGAGGATGTTGAAATTTGGTTATCGGCCAACCAGTTTGGGATAATTGTTGAACAAGAAAAGTTTCTTGTAAACGAAGCATTTCGTGGCGTTGATAAAGACAAGCCAGTTGACACTGAAGTAGTTGGAGACGCCTAATGTTTTACTACCAACATCATATTGGAGACTTCATTAAGGATACGGCCAACCTTGATGACCACCAGCTAGCCACATACCTACGGATGATGTGGATTTATTACACAGACGAAACGCCGTTCGATGATGACCCAGAAAGCATTGCGTTCGCAGTGCGTTCGGATGAAAAAACAGTGCGATTGCTCTTAAAGCATTTTTTTGATAAGTCTGTAGACAAGTGGCATCACAACCGCTGCGACCGAGAGATTGATGGCTACAAGCAAAAGAGTGAAAAGGCCAGAGGCAGTGCAAACGCAAGGTGGAGCAATGCGAAGGCTATGCGAACGCATAACGAACGCACTGCGAACGAACCTGTTTTGGATGCTAACCAAGAACCTAATAACCAAAGAACCAAAGAACCAATAACCAAAGATAAGACAGCAACTAGCGTTGCACCGCCTGACGGCGTATCACAGTCAGTTTGGGATGAATTTGTTGCTCACCGCAAACGCAAAAAGGAGACAGTCAGCAAATTGGTTGTTGCTGGAAT